TGAATTATCATAATTACCTTTAGTTCTTTCAAAGTCTCGCATTAATGCTTCTGTAGAACCACTCATTGCAATTCCACCAGCATCACCTGCTTGTGTCATAAACGATGCTTGAGCTGATTTAGTTTTTTTACTAGCTTCAAAACCTTTTTGAGCATTTTCAGATGCTATTTGTCTTATTTTTAATGCTTCAGAAGCACTTCTTTGAATTGAATTTTGTCTCGCTAATTCGTTTTGTCTTAGCTGTTGAGTTTGTGTAGCTTTTTGACCAGCTATATTGCTTTCTGCACTGTAAACACTACCTACTACACTGGCAATGGTTAAAGCTGTTGTTGGTTCTACGCACATATTTTTATAATTTCATAAAAAGGTTGATTTAATACTCCGTAATTAACTTTTCTTAAGAACTTGAAACCACACCATTTTAACCATTTGATATGGAGTTCATTTCTACAATCTACAAAGTTCCAAAGTATTTTGTATTTCTTAGCTAAAAAATTAATTAGCTCTTTGTTTTGTTTTAAAAATGGTTTTTCAATTTCTCTTAAACCATCTGTTGCCATTAACCATATTGATGACAACGAATTATTTATTTGGTTAATTCCAAATATAGACACTGGTATATTTTTAGAATTAACTATTGTGAAACAAGTTGTTGAGTTTTGATAACTAAATAACAGTCCTTCATAAGGTGTAAGACCTGTTGCACTTAACATTTCTCTTTTATCTTCAAACCTTAATCTTGGTGCTAAATATTCTATATCTTCAAGAACAGTTAAACGTATATAATTATATTCTTGTTGTTGGGCTAACATAGTAACCTTCCCATGAAGCATTAATAAAGTTAGATGGTAGATGACTGTCGTTAGCTATTGTAATTACAAAGCTATCGTTTTCACCTTGTACTGCAAATCTGTAATCCCCATCTTCTAAATTAATAGTTCCAAGATAACCTGTTCCAGTAATCGTTCCTGTAAATGTAGTTGATGATGGACTTCTGTTATCTGGTTCAACTAATGTAGTAAAATAAGCTGTGTCATTATAAGATACTGACCAGTTTCTAATTTGTAATCTTCCTTCTTTAACAGAAATTTTAGACCCCTGTGCATCACTATCTTGCATAAACTGTTGAGAGAAAGTAAATGTAAAATTATAGTTTTCACCAATAAATAAATTAGTAGTAGTAACATTTCCTGAAACAACAATAGAAGTAGTTCCAGTTGTTTGAGTGACAATATTAATTTCTCTACCTGCTTTAGCTGAAGTACCAACTCTTACAACAACAGACATTGGGTTTCTTATTGCATAAGGAATTGTAATAGTTGTTCTATCTGTTCCTGAATTATAACTTCTTGAAACTCCTGTAGAGCTTTCTGTAATTTTTCTATCTAAATGAGTTAAATAAGTAGCTCCTGTATCAGTTAAGTTAGGAGATATATCTACTGTTTCAATAAATACGTCTGTTCCTCTTTGAATTATTAAATATAAAGTGTTTTCAATAAAATCAGCATTAAGAATATTAACATTGCTAACATTACCCATAACCCATTTATGCCAAGCACTCTGTAATCTTTTGTTTTGAGAAATAAAGAACTGATAGACATAAATTGCATTTGGTTCGTCAGATGTTATTGCAACTAAAATATTTTCATTTGTTGCAGTAGAAATTTTAAATGTATTCTTTGGAATATATTTAGGAACATTGGCAGTAATATCTTCTGCTTGTTTAGTGTCGTTATTGCTATCTATATAAAATTCTCTAAATCCTTGATAATTTCCTTTAGGAAAAGCAAATATAACATTAGAACCAGCATTAACAGGTTTAACGTCTCTATCTGTTTCAAATTCTGTAGTAACATTAATTGCCACATTTGCAGGAGTTAATACAGCACCACCAGTTAGTACAAACTGTGTTTGGTCTGAGAATAATAAAAGTTCTTCGTTAAAAGATACTGCATGTCTTAAAATAGAAACTTTAGTATGAGTTGATGCAACATCTATTGGGTCGCTATCTAAAACTTGTGTAACTGTTTCTGGGAAGAATTGAAAAAATTCTCCGCTTCTAGACATAATAATATTTTCATCAGCTAAAAATCCTAATCTATTTCTGTGAAAGAATATGTCGTTAATTTTACTTCCTATAAAACTTGGGTCTGGTGCAGATAATAAATCTCCTGCTACTCTATCCCCCCATGCAGGTACTTTATAACTAACTGAATTTATTGTGTAAGAGCTACCATCGCATTGAGAAAATCTAAAATTACCATCGGCAGTTCTAATTAAAACATAAGGTAAAGTTGTTTCATCAATTTTATATTTAGTTGCTGGTGAAATTGTTTCTTCCCAAACACCATCACCATTTGCACTTTCAATAAATTTTACAAAATAATTATCAAACTTGTTTGTAGTATCTCCAGTAATTTCAACAATCATATTATTAATTGCTGGTAATGGTAGAGCATCAAAATTATTTACTTTATCTTTTACTATTTGTGATGCTTGGTCTCCATAACTGTCTGAAGCACTAACAGCTAAAGTTCCTGATGTTCTTATAATTGAAAAACTTGAATTTCCTATATTAGCAAGAGTATGACTAGCTAATGTGCCAATAGCAGTTCTTAATCCGTCTCGTACTTGTTCAGTAGTAACAGCTCCAGTAGAAGCTAATGTAGTTGAATAAGTAGTACCATTAATAGTTACTGAATATTTAATTCCATTAATAGCTTGAGTACAAGTATATACAGCTTGTTCTATTTTAGCTGGACTTGTAGTTGGCGACATTGCTGTCACCATATCTTTATTTAGTACAAAGCTATAATCAGCAACAGACACACAGCAATAAGCATTTTTAGGATTAGCTGAAGTTAAATAAGCAGAAGAACCTGTTTGCATTACTACAGTTTTTTCTGCACCAATAGTATCAAATACTCTGATACTTCCACTAGTGATAACGACAATATACCTTTCGGTCAAGTCTCTATTAATCGTATGAATATACGCATTAGAAAGAGCTGATGTTGATATTTTCTTAATATGATTAGTATTTGGTCTCTTTTTTAAACCCTCAACAACACTAGAAAATCCATTTATTTGAGTGCTAAATTGTGACGATAATCTTAATACCTCAGGTTGCTGTGATACACCTTGTACCAAATTTGGAATAGTTCTTGATACTAGTGCCATATTACCAAGCTGTATTATTTCTTGAAACTGTGTATGCGGTTAATGGATTATCAAATATAGAGTAATCTCCTGTAGATGCTTCAGCTTGTTTTAAAACAATCAAAGCTCTTGCTTCGTCTTCTTGAGAAAATTTATGAAGTGTAGTTGCTCCTAAAGTTCTATCGTGAAATACTCTAGCACTTCTAATGGTAATGTATCTTTTTGCTTGTTCTGGTATTTGAGAAAAATCTAATAAATATACAGCAGTTACATTATTAAAATCTGTATCAAATACATTTGTATTTTTTGCTAAATTATAAACATAATTATCTCTTTGAACTATATCATAACTTGATTTTGAATATATATTTGGGTCTAACTCTATTCTTAGAATATTACTAGCTAGAGGAATTAAACTTGAAGTATCTCTAGTTAAAGTTTCTTTATAATGTGTATTAAAATGCCAACCCTGACTTTGAACTTCTCTATTAATTTCATTTAAAACATTTTTAGCTATTGTTCCATCAACAGGAAGACTTCCACTTAATGAGCTTAGTGGGGCTTCACCTATAGTTGCTAGAATTGTATTTACCGCTTCAAGTTCTGAAGTACGAGTTGTAATTGTCATTTGAAAATATTTTTAAAGGGGGAGAAATTAATCTCCCCCAGTTTTAAACTTAATAATTAATTAAGCAGTCTTAATTGAAACAGCACTTTCAGGTCTTAAAATACCATGACCTAAAGCCATTCTTGATGTTAAAAGAGTTCCTAATCTTCTAGGGTCGTATGTACTTTCTAGAACTAGGTCTTTTAATTTTACAGTTCCAACAGCAGAACTATGGAATACAACAGCAGAAACAGTTGAAAAGTTTCCGATGTATGTATTATTTGTTCCTGATGTAGAAGCAGAAGATTGGTCAGTAAATGAAGATACAGCAGTATTAGATTTAATAACTGGTACTCCACCGATTGATACAACTGTTCCTTTTGCTCTGTCACCTGCGTTATCAGAGAAGTCTCTAGAAATTAAACTATCTAGATTTGCTAATTGATAATACTGTTCAGGGGCAACGATAATTGCTCTACCTTGAGATGGAATATCTTTTTCATCTAAAGTTTTAATAGCTGTAAATATCGCAGAAACTAAAGCAGAAGCTGAAGATTTAGAAGTTGCAGAAGTAATTTCTGAACCACCATTTCCACCTGTTATGTTTGCAGATGCTCTAGAAGCTAGAACAACTAAGTTAAGTAGATTTTTATCTACAGTTTTTGCTAATGCTTGTCCCATTTCTCTTGAGTAAATTGAACGAACATCATAATGATTTTTAAGTTCGTCTATTTCACCTAGAAATGCAGATGCTAATAGCATGTCGTCAATATTAATAACTTTCTCGTTTTTGCTTACAGCAGAACCAAGAATTTCGTTACCAATAGTGTGATATCCTGAACTGATTGTTCCAGTTACAGGGAATTGTGCAGACTTTCCTGAAGTAATACTTCTAACCATAGTCATTCCAAGCATTTGATTTTCACGTTCAAAAGCTGAAAGAACTTCGCCAGAGAAAACTTTAAGAAAGAGTGCGTTTGCGTCTCCAGCTTGGTTCACTTGACCAAGACGAGATACTGTTGCGTTTGACATTTTATGTCTCCTTTTTATTGTTTGTTAGGTTTGTCTTTTTTGTTTCAGCTAATGTACTTTCCTATTCAGAGAGTTATCTGTCGTAACAGGCAATCTTTTTGAATTTTCATTAGGTCACCTCTCTAATGAGAGATGGTGATTATTTTTTAATTTTAAGATTACGACCAGCTTCAGAAAGAGCTATCGCAATAGCTTGTTTTTGATTTGTTATTTTCTGTCCACCAGATTTTAATTTACCAATCTTCCATTCGTGCATTACGGAATGTATTTTTTTTTGATATTTAGTTTCTTTTTTCATATTTATTTTTTAAATTTATCCATTACATTAATTCCAAAACTTCCACTAACTATTGCTAAGACAATCCACCAGAACATATCTGGTGCAGATTTTAATATTTCCCAACCAGTAATCATATAATCTCTAGTTTGTGGAAAAAAATGTGCAACTAATATTCCAGTAAAAGTTAATGTAAGCCACTCGTCTTTCCAACTACGTTCACTAGCTTCTACTTGAGAAACCTGAACTGTTCTCATAGCTTCTAGTTCAGCTACTCTTTCTATTTTTTTAACTTCTAAATAGTGATTTATTTCTCCAACTGTTTTATCAGCTATTAAAGAAACCACTGGGTTTTTAAATAGTCCTAAAAGAAATCCCCACATTAATGTTTACTTCTATTTGCTGATTTTGACATAATTCTAAGATTACTCATTGAGTTATTTTTTGGGTTACCATCTTTATGGTCAATGTCTTTTCCATTAATTTTAGCTCCCAATTTTTTTTTCATAAGTCTTCTAGCTAAATTACGAGAAGCCCTGTTTTTTATCTGTTCAGGTTTTCCCTGATAATTTTTATATTCAGACTTATAATCACGCATTAGAGAACGGAACTTCTAGCTATTTTGTCAGTTACTTCTTTTCTGTACGCAGGGTCTTTTGCATATCTTGGGTCGTTCATAGCTTGTGTTACTTGAGCTATAGATTGAAATGCGTCAGTGCTAATAACATCACTGTCGCCTTGAAATAGGTCTTGTTGTCTTGAAAATGACTGCTTCATACCAGCAGTTGCCATTAATCCTCTAACAGCAAGTTTCATTGTTTCAACAGAACCAGATTCTATTATGCTGTTAAAACTTTCTACTTCTCTTTCTGATAAATTTTTAGAAGCCCAATCTACTAGTTGTGTATATTGTTCTTGAGAACCAACTTCATTGTAAATTTCTTTTTGATAATTTTGAGAAATAGCTTTTTGACCCTCAATATAACCATCAACTAAATCTTTATTTAAACCTAACTTAGCAAGTTCTTCATAAGATTTTTCTGATAAAGTACCAGCATCAGCATACTCTTGATTATATTTATCTAATGTAAATCCTTCTGTTTTAACTTCTTCAGATTTATTTTTAGGTGCTTCTTGTTTTACATCTTTATTATTTGATGAGAATTTTTTTTCTAATTCAGAATATGCTTTAGCTAATTCTTCAGCATTTTTAAATTTTTCAGGAAGCCATTCAGGTTTCTGTTCTGTACTTTGTGTTAAATTTTGTGGTTGAGATATAACTGTATTAGTTCCTGAATTAGCAGAAATAACTTCTGCTCCTACATTAATACCAGCTTTATCTAAATTT